TCCTCAGCCAACGGCCTCGTCATCGCCGAATTCACCCTCAACCCCGACCACAACTACCAACGCAAAAACGACTGAACCCCCGACACCGGGGGTTCAGCCGTTCACGATGTCCTGAGACATCACACCGACGCTCAAGGCTGATGTGAACCCCCGGTTATCGAGTACTGTCAACTTCCCCGACAAGAGGCAATTGCTTTAGCCCAACCATCAGTTCATCTGCGATCTTTTGCACCTCGGGCGCGGATGAGTTGAGGCGCCCGCGAGCTGACTCGAAGGCGGCCACTATTCCACCGCGGGTCGAGTGCACAATCTCCTCGGCCTCCGAGCCGACTCCGAACTGCTTGCCCGCAGCGACCAAGTCCGCGCTGCTGATGCGTGAGAGCGCGTATTCGCCTTTCACACTCATCGCAGTGTTGAGGCGCGCAAATCCGTCCCAGTACGGCGCGTAGGTGACAAGGTCGTAGAGGGGGGCAAGTGCCACTCGCTCGCCCTGAAGCATCAACGAGTAGTTCTTCGCGTGCGCGTCAGTGCATCCCGCCACCACGTTGAACACGAACGCCCTGTAGAAGTCCCGCCCAACAGCTTGTCGATCCTCTTCGAACGGTAGTGATCGAATGTGGGCCGCTATCCTCGCGAGTCCAGGTCCACCGTCGCGGTGCTGGTACTTCTTGTCTGGAGGCACGCTGAGGGACTGGCAGAAGTCTTCCTGATGGAGTCGATGCCACTGCCCATGATCAAACTTCCGGTCGTATCTCTCGGTCACGAAGACATCAAGGCCGTCAAAGTTCTCCAGCTTCGATGCTGCAACATTGGAGCCGAGGATCCTTGCAGCCGACATTGTCATCTGTTCTACGACGTCGATCCGCCTGATCGTTCCGGCTACGGGTTTGAGGATGTGAGTCGTTGGCGTTGCACCTTCGGGCATGGCCCATTGGCCCTGCTCGTTCTTGAAAAGGGCGATCTTCGGCTGCGCACCCGCCAAGCTGAAGTTGCCCACACTCCCGATGTACGGGACGCCTTCTGCATACTCGTCAAGAACTTGCTTAAGCATCGAGCCGATCTCCGAATTGCCCACCGGTCGGCTGCTTCCGCGTGGGCCCACCGCGTCGGATGGTTCCGTCTCAGGCGAGACGATTTGTACAGCGCCGGCCACGTCCGCACCAACATGCTTGATTAGCGCGAAGGGGTTGCGCGAGGACACCGCATATCGCCGGGCTATTGCATTGAGGGCTTCCTCGCTGTCGGGAAGGAGTCCCTGAAGGTACGGAAGGATTGCGCGTTTCTTGTGAGTCGCCGCCGCTAGAGGCATCGAGAGGGATAGCGGGGTAGCTCCTCGCTGCGCGCGATAGTTGTCGTCGTATCTGAAGCTGACATTGCCGGTCGGCGTTTGCTCGACGGTGCCGCATAGCGTGCCGTCCAGATAGACGACCAGCTCGGTCACCATCGAACGCGTCCCGACGAGCGGTCACGCAAGGCGACTTCCAGTCCAAATGCCTGGAAGACGTCAAAGAGCTTCGCCGCCTCAAGCGTTGCTTTGCCGGTCTCGAGATCAGCGACGAACGATCGTGAAACGCGCGCCCTTTCTGCGAGATCGGCCTGGGTCCAGTTTCGCTCTGCACGCAGCTCCCTTACTACTGCCGCAGCCTCTCGCATTGTGAGCATGCATTTTCCCCTGTCGCCGTACGACTACATAGTGATCTGTCGCCGTACGACTACATTAGCATTTGTCGCCGTACGACTACATCCTTATTTGTCGCCGTACGACCACACGTTGGCTGGGTTCAAAAACATGTGACGTCCGAGAAACGACCCGTCATCGTCATCGTCATCAGCATCAGCATCAGCATCAGCATCAGCATCAGCATCAGCATCAGCATCAGCATCAGCATCAGCATCAGCATCAGCATCAGCATCAGCATCAGCATCAGCATCAGCATCAGCCCGAGCAGCGGACCAAGTGCGGCGAGAGCAACAACGCAACGCACGCGCCTGGCTCAACCAAGGATGGGTACTGCCCGCCATCTCGCGATCATGACTAAATCATGACTCCAAAGGAAAAGGGTTCCGCTCGAACGAGCGGAACCCTCTTTTTTGCTGGCCTTACAGTGCACCCCCCGGGACTTGAACCCGGAACCCACTGATTATGGGTTCAAGCCCCTCGCGATCCTGCCTCCGGTGCGACTTCGCGCCATCACCGGCCTGGCCGCGTAAGTGGGGGACGTAACCAATATATTTGCTCTAGCTGAGCGGCGCTCAACCCTGTCAAGATCGGGGATGAAAACGGAAGTAATTACCCCACCATCATGGTCGACACTTCTCGACAGCTACCTCTCGTGGCAGCTGGCCGAGCACCGGCCCATCAGCACACGCAAGCTGCGCAGCTACCACATCAGGCGTTTCGCGGCCGAGACAGAACTAGGCCCGCTCGAGGTGACTCTCGACGACATCGTCGAGTTCATGAGCGAAAACGCGCACTGGTCAGGCAACTATGCACACTCGGTCAAGACGACCCTGCGCAGCTTCTTCCGCTGGGCTCGCAAGCGAGGGCACCGCATTGACGACCCGGCAGAGGATGCACCGAGCGTCACTGTGACGATGGGTAAGCCACGACCCGCCTCCGACGCTGCGGTCGAGGCGTGCGAGCGCTCAGACGACTGGCGAGTAAGGTTGATGGGTCGCCTCGGTGATCGTGTCGGGATGCGCTGCCGTGAAATGTGCAGAGCTCACACCCGCGATGTCGTCGGGAGCCGCGGCGCCTACCTGATGATCGTGCATGGCAAGGGCGACAAGGATCGGGTCGTGCCAATCGACGATGGCCTCGCACGAGACATTCTCGCCCTGCCGACGGGCTACATTTTCGAGGGCGACATCGACGGCCACCTCTCCGCCGGCTACATCTCAAAGCTGATCAGCTGGGCTATGGGAGAGCTCGGCACGGCACACCAGCTGCGCCACCGAGCATGCACCAGGTGGCTGCGCACGAGCGGGGGCAACTTGCGAGAGGTGCAGGAACTCGCTGGACACGCGAGCGTTGCGACAACGCAGATCTACACGCTTGTCGACGATCAATCACTCCGACGCACAGCCATGGCGGCATAGCTATTTCACTGTCAAGCCAAGCTTGACACCAAAACGACGAGGGAATCCCATGGCTAGAGAGCGTTCGATCGAAGATCTACAGGGTGCCGTGCGGCGCATGATGCGCGCCACAGCCAAAAGGGTGGCTCAGTCAGACGAGTTCGAACTAGCCGAGTTCAAAGCCCTACTCGACGCCGAGACTGCCTACTGCCTCGCTCAAGCTGTAGCGGGCCAACGAGAGATTGGCCACAAGTCGTGGCAGGCGATCGCTGAGGGAGTCGGAACGACGAGACAAGCCGCGCAAATGCGGTACGGTTCGGTCGCCTACGAACTGCTCGACATCGAATGGGACTAACTATCTCTCTGCATTCTGGATGCACATGAAATATGCGAAAGCCCCGCCGCTCGATTGACACTCGGCTTTCTTCGCGTCCACCTGCGCCTGGTGGCTGACGTTTACGAACACGACGATGCCGATGATCACAGCAGCGATAAGCGCGGCGAGCAGCGCAATGACAACCTTGGTGCCGGTGCTCGTCGGTGTGCGATCGCTCATGCCCTGAATTGTGGCATGCCGCAGCGCTCAGGGGCGGACACTGAGCGAGGGAAGACGACGAAGCGCTGAACCCTATTTCACGCAGGCCTCGGTTTCGGCGAGCATCTTGCGAAGTCCCGCGTCGGTCTCCGGCATATCTTCCGGCGTATACCCGTGGGCAGCTAGGCAGCGCAGGTATTCAGCTTGATGAACTTCCGCTGCTTGTCCCTGCGCAATAACAATGCCGACGACAATGACAGTCGTCACGAGTAGGGCGAGCAGCGCGATGACGATCTTCTGAAACCGGGTCATGCGGTGAACGCTACTGGTCTTTGTCGGACTGCACAGCAGGAGCGTTGCCGACCACCGAGAGCAGCTGCGCGGTGAGCTTGGCATTCTCTTCGCGTAGTGCCGTGTTGGCGCCGTTGGTCTGTGTGGCGATCTTGCCGAGCATGTAGAACGTGACTGCCCCGGTCGATGCGATCGTCATGGTGGTGCCCACGAACTGGATGATCGTGGCGGTGGCATCGGGTCGGAATACGACGATGAGAGTAACGGCGATGAGGCCGACGACCGCGAGGGTGAAGTAGGCGATCGTGATGACGAGCTTGTACTTGGCGTCCATCAGGAGAGGGTTCCCGTGAGCTTCTTCGGGAGCTTGGCGATGACCGCGGCTGACACCTTCGTCGCGAGGCTTGCGAGGGTGGTGGCCGTCATGGTGATCTCGGGCACCTTGACCTTCGCGGCGATGTCGTCGGCGGTGGGGAACATCCCGGAGCCGACCTTGGGACCTGCTGCGTACTGCACGTTGACGTTGTACTCGGTGTCGGTGCAGTCGAGCGCGGCACCCCACACCTTTGCGACGATCGCCTCGTTTTTGAACGTGTCGCGCTTGCCGAGCAGGAGCGCGCCAGCGGGTCCGCCCACGAGGGCGAGCTGCCCGGTCTCGATGTTGTAGAGCAGTTTCATGTCGGTGTCTCCTAGGGTTGCGCCGCTCGGTGTGGCGGCGAAGATGGCTGAGGGGTCGAGGTCGTCGCCGAGGGATACGCCCATGTCGCCGGAGACGTCACCAGTCCACACATGGACGTGAGAGCCGTCCCAGTCGATGCCGTGGTCATCGCCTTCGTCTTGCACGATTGGGCCGTCAGCGCCCGCCGTGACGCGATCACCGACGCTGAGCCCTGCCGGTGCACGGGTGTGGCCGTAGCCAATGAACTTGCTGTCCGTGCCCAGTTCGTTGGTCGTCTCCACCCATGTCCCGATCGAGTCGTTGCGGGTGATCTGGGTGACGATGCCCGATGAGAGCCATTGTGCGACTTCGCCGCCGTCAGCACCCTTGTCGATGCCTCGGTGGTAGCCCTTCCGGTAACGGGTGTCGGGCACTGCATACCCGTAGGTGGTGCGCCTCGCGCGCAGATCGAAACTCATGCGACTGGCACCCACGTCCCGTTGAATTCCGCGTCCCAAACCCCGGGCACCCATGCACCGTTGAACTCGACGTTGACGATGCTCGGCACCCATGCACCGTTGAACTCGACCCTCGGGCCCCGCGGGATCCGCGTGAGGCCGAGAGCCCAGGAGCCCGATGCGGAGCCCATGTTCCCGCCGGCACTGTCGTTGGCAGCGAACGAACCAGCGGCGGTCTTCGTTCCGTCCGGGTTGTGGACGACTGTGCCTGAGCCTGAGCCGATGAGCTTCGTGGGGAGGGTGGCGAAGTTGTAGGGAGCCCACCCGCTCGCACCTACCGAGATGTCACCGGAGATGCTGCCGGTATTGCCGGAGTTGCCGGTGAAGAACCCACTTCCGGAAAGCTTCTCGACGTACTCCGCACCACTGACACTGGTCGAGTTCCCGGGGATGCTTTGAGCGCCCGCCGTGATGACCGTGTGGAGCTGGTACTGCGGCAGGATCGAGAAAGCTGCGTAGAAGTCGGCCACCGGTTACTCCTCGAGAACGTCGAAGGTGGCCGCGAACTCGGCTTCGCTATAGACGCCGATGCTGAGGTCTGGGCCGGGGTCGAAGTCGACGATGACCCGCCCGAGAAGGGGCGAGCGCTCGAACTCGAACGCCTGCCCGTCGAACTCGTGGCCGTCTGATTTCATGCGTGCGATGCCCATGTCAGGCCTTCACAATCCATACGCGACCGCTATACCCGGTGCCTGCGATGTTCGCGGGTGCAGTGGCTTGCACGATGAAATTGGTCTTGTCGACCTTGAGGGCGTCCCCCGCGATACGTGCGTCAATCTCATCGGCGATGTCGTCGCCGCGCTGGTTGTCGTTCTGATAGCCGAGGCTGTGTGCCTGGGATGCTGCGTAGACCGGGAGGCCTTTCGCTGCTGCCTTGTCTCCGATTGCCATGGGTTGCCTCCTAGTTCGTTCCGGTTGCTGCTGCCCAGGTGCCGGTCGCTGCCGACCAAGCTCCGAGCGCGAATAGCCATGCATTGGCGGGCGTGCTGATAAGTCCGCGGCTAGTGACGGTCATCTCGTCGGTGGTCTCTGACCAGATCCACTTCACCGCTGAGGTAACACCGGTCTGGATGGGCGTACCGGGCAGGGTGGTGACGATCGCCATACCCGGTGTCGCCGTGTAGTCCGTCAGCACCGACACGAGCTGCTGCCTACCCCGGCCGGCCGCTCGCGCGAGGATTCCTGTCGCTGCGCCCGGGCCGGGGTACGGGGTCGTCTTCTCGACTAAGAAGCCCTTGACTGTGCCGGTAGAGGAGAAGTCCCATGCTTCTTGGGTGACGCCAGCGGTGTCGGTCCATTTGTAGTGAACGATGACGTGGTCGAACCACGACGGGACGCCCTGCTCGGAGTACTGCCGACTCATAATGTCGGTGCCAGTCAGCGCGTTAGTGCCCTCGGAGACGGTTACCAGCCCGTCCACCGTGTAGCTCGAGTCGACGAGCCGCCATACCCGTTTCTCGTCGCAGAAGAGTCGACGGTTGCTTGCTTGCAGCATGGGGGCGAGCCAGTCGTCGAGGGATTGGCCGGGCCGCCATATTGTCGCGTCTGTGCTCGCGATCGGCGTCAGGGTTGAAGCGGAGGCGTTCGCGGTGCCGGTCCACGCGGCGGTGTAGAGTCCCGCGTCGCGGTTGCTGCCCGCGCCGTCGAAGTAGGTCACCGGCACGCTGCCCTCGGTGTGCATGGCAGCGCCGAAGTCGAGGGTATCGGCTGCATTCCAGTTGACCGTGACGTCGACCAGGAGGGCGACGGCGGCGGCGGTCGCGTCGGCGGTGAACGTGACGCTCAACCGAGTCCACACACCGGCAGGACAGACCATCTGAACGCCCACCGTCTGCGTGAGGAGAGTTCCTGCCGCGTTGACGGTGCGAGCGTAGAGCCGGATGGTCTTCGTCACCGAGGGGCGCAGATAGATTGCGTCCACGTACTTCTTGCCGGGCGTTACTGCCGGCAACCCCGCGACTGTCACAGAGGCGCTGCCGCCTGCGGAGCCGCTCAGGTAGAGGCCGTAGGACTCGCCAGCGGCCATTGTTGACCGGATCACTCGGCCTTGATGAGAGACGCCGGGGATCGTCGCGGCGAGCGTCGCTATGCCACCTGATGCTGAAAGTCCGGTAGTCCAACCTGTGATGCTCGAGGCCCCACCGGTAGGGTTCTGGATGCCGTTGGTCAGCACGGCGTCGGGGGTCTTCGCTGTGAGGGTGGCGTCGACGTACCCGGCGGCTAGGGACGCACCGATCGACGTGAGCGCGTAGTCGACGGCGGTCTTGAGAGACAGCCCGTAGGTGCGGGCGAGTGTGCTCGAGGAGTTGCGGCGGTCGATGAAGAGGGCCTCGTCGGTGACACCGGTCAGCGTGAGCGTGGCGGTCTCATGGTCGATCGTGCGTTCGTGCAGCAGAAGGTCAAAAGTGCGGGTCTGCGGCGCTCGCACAGGGGTTTCCCACTCGTGGGAAATGGTGCCCTGCAACCGGAGCGACGCGTAGGGCGTCACGAGCTCGGTGATGGAAGACGCCGGGAGCGCTACGTCGATTTTCATGGTGCCGTAGGGTGCGCGCTGCTCATCGAGCGCGAAACTGTTATTGCCGTCCGACTTCACCTTGAGGGTGTAATCGCCACCGGCCATGCCGACGATCTTCGCGACGACGGTGGTGCGGGTTGCGCTGGTCACGCTGTCACTTCCGCGTAGGCCCACTCGACCGTCCAACGTCGGCGGGTGTCAGGGTCGAGGCGGGTGATGATCTGCCCGTCACCGTCGAGCACGAACAGCATCGAGAGGGTCGTGTCGGTGTCCGTGAACGTGAAGACGTGAGCGCCCGCGAGCACGTTTTCGAGGGCGACCGCTGCTGCACGGTTCTCGAAGAGCGCGCTGAGACGCCCTGTGCGCAGTCCAGCGGGCCGGAGGGACACTGACGGGTTCGGGGTGCCGAGGATCGCGTGCACGACGTTCCTGGACGCGCGTGTGGACTCGTAGCCGTCGATGAGGATGGGCGTGATGGTCGTGGTGCCATCGCTGATCGTGGTCATACGATCCTGCTCCCGTACGGGTCGCGCAGATCAGCACGGAAGACGATCGTGCGCTGCTGACGCTCAACGGCATCCAAAGCCGAAGTGTCGACTTCGAGCTTCGTGGTGATTGTCTTCGGGGTCTCCGCGAGAAGCTTGTTCTGTTTCTGCATGAGTTCGTAGTCCTGGCCCCGGATCTGCTGTGCGAGGGCGACCCCTTGTTTGATCTCGTCGGTGGTGGCCTTCTGTGCCTCGAGCTTCCCCACGACATCGTTGAGCTTGGTCAGTTGCGAGTCATACGAGGAAATGACCTCACCGTTAGCGCCGACCATTCCCTCTGTCTTGGCCTTCTGGTCGTCGCGAAGCTGAACGCCCTGAGCAAGAACTTCGTTCAGCGCGGCCTCGTCGCCGGACATTGCTCGAATGAGAGTCGTCGCGTCGACACCGATGGCCGCTGCGTCCTCCTGGTACTGCTTCCGCTGCGTCGGATCGAAGATGATTTCGTTCGAGGCCGCGATGATCTGGTTCTCGTCGAGAAGTGCGCGACCCTCGTCAACGGCACTCTGGTAGGCGCTTGTCAGGCGCGTTTTGAGTTCGTCGGCTTGCTTCTGCGCCTCCTGCAGGCCAGAGGTGATTGCGCCTATGCCCTCTGCTGCAAGAACGCCGAGGGCTGCTCCTACGCCGGGAATGAGGGAGCCGGCCATGATCGTCACGGTGCTCGCGACATCCTCGACCGCACCGCCAAGGTCCCCCTTGACGAACTTGGTAGCGGCACCGCCGACCTCGCTCAGCGAGTTCTTCACCCCGTCTGACGCCTTCGCTGTGTCGTCGAGGGCGTCCGACGCCTGCCTACCAGCGTCTTCACCGCTCGCGCCGACATCGTCGAGAGCGTCCTCAGTGTCCTTTAGGACGTCGGACATCTTCCGACCGGCAACCTCAACCTCGCGCGTTTCAGCACCGAAGTTGATGATGATGCGGTCGACCATCACCGACCCCCATCTATCGCGTCGTGGGCAACCTTCACGATGATCTGCTGGAACATCTTCACGGCGCGGATCGACCACTTCCCCGCTGCCGGGTAGGCAATCCACCCATAGGTCGAGCGCGGCGGGATCTGCCGCTTCGTGCGCCGGTTCACCCGGTGCGTGCCGGTTCCGGAGCGGTTGCGACGCGTGTACTCGACGAACTCGTCCTGGTTGAGGGTGCCGAACTCCATCCCGCGAGTGAGGGCAGCCAGCGGGCCGCTGCCACCCGTCTCCACGGTCATGCCGAGGAAGTGCGCTTCCGCTGTCGGGCTGGCGGTGATGATCGCCTTCTGCTGTGCACTGAACCCTCGACGGGACTGCAACTCCTCATCCCACGCTGCTGTGAGCTGCCCGCGGGACGCTGCGAGCGTAGTCTGCGCTATCTCGAAGCCGAGGTCGCCGAGCGCATGCTGGGCCTTCACGAAGCCGTCTGAGGCCTCTCCGTGAAGAAGCCCATCATGCATGTACGGCATCAGGACAGGACAGGCTTGTCTGAGCCGAGCGTGACCGTCGTAGTCGCGAAAGCGTTGACCTTGCCACCGATCGCACCAGGCGTGATCGTCAGATTCGCCGCGAACGACGGGGTGCCGCCTGCCCGGGGCTTGAACACGACAGCGACGGTGGAACCTTCGTTGGCGAAGAGGTACTTCGACAGAGAGTTGGTGGTGTCCCAGTCCTGCACGTACTCGAGCACACACGTCCACGATGCTGCGGTGACATCGGTGAACTTCGCGGTAGGGGTCAGGCCCTGCCACTCGATCGTGGATGCTTTGGGCGTGAACGCGACCGAGGAGACGTGCTTCTCGTACCCGTTGGCGCCGATGGTGAGGGTCACGTCCTTGAGGACGAGCGGTGCGACGTTGATCGATACCACGGTTCTTGCCTTTCGATTGGTGTTTAGGCGGGGTCGATGTCGACGGGCAGACTGACGTCGATGTCGAATGCGAGGTAGGAGGTCAGGAGGGCTTTGCGGGCTCGGCTCCACGTTGCGGATGGCATCGTCCGGAAGGCGGGCAGGACAACGGCGATCAGTGCGTCGAGGTGGTTCTCGGCGAGGGTGCGGTCCTTGTGGTGGCTGGCGATCGTGACGACGAAGGTGGCGAACATGCTGCCCTGGGCGTTGGGTGCCGGCGTGTACTCGTGAAACCGAACGATCAGGGTCGCTTTCGTCAGGGCATCGGGCATCTCCTCAACGTCGAGCACACGGATCGTCTTAGGCAGGGAGGTTTTGAGTGCGGCGGCAAGCTGCTTGCGGGCGCTCATCAGCCCACCCACGGGACAGCACGCTTGGGGCGCAGTATCTGCTTGATCTGCCAGTCCAGCGGGAACGGTCGTGCGACGTAGGATTCGAGGCCGGTCTCGCCGCTGGGCTGAACCTCGGTTGAGTTCCACACGTTGCGGGCCTGCATGAGCTGGCCCTTGACATAGTTCAGGGGCACGGGCTCGGCATCGAGCAGAGCGGGGGCATACTCGATGACGGCGTGCTGGGCGACGTGGAGAAGCTCGTATAGCTCCCGGTCGTCGTCCGGTGCGTCGTCCCACTGCTCCCGTGCGGTGTCGAGGGTGTGCCAGTTGCCGGCGTCTTCCTGGACGACGAGGTAGAGCGGGGCGAGGCGCTCCCGCACGGAACCAGATTCGTTGGTGAGGGCGAGCACGAGCTCGTACACACCGGCCTCAGTGAGTACGGCGTCGGCAGGCCACTCGACGACGACTGTGTCGATGTCGATCGTTCCAAGAAATCCGCTGGATTCTACGACGACCCCGGCGGGGTCACGCAGTGTGACTTCGACAAGGGTGAAGGGGGCGAGCGCGATCGCGACACCGTTTCGGGCAGGCTCGATCACGAGGTCTTCCGAGGGAATATCCCCTGGGTAGTACGCCACGATTCGAGCCTGCCCGTCTGGGGTTACTTAGACGAGCCGGAGCAGGGTTGCGGTGCCATCGGCTACCGTGGCGCCGACGGACGGCGCGGACGGTGCGGATGCGTCGCTGGTGCCTGCCACGACCACGCGGTAGACGACGGCGGAGACTTTGATGAGGCGCCCCGCCGGGTAGGCCGTGCTGTTCGCGCGGGTCTGCGGCGTGCCGACGAGCTCGACCGCGTCGGGGCGCACCTGGAACTCCTGGAGGTAGCCGTGCACGGCGCGGTCGATTCCACCCTGGGCGATGTTCAGCGCGTCGATCCAGAGGGGTCCGCCGGGCAGCTCGTCGAGCTCGAGGGCGTAGTCGGCACCGGACAGGGCAGCCGGGGAGCCGGTGATGCCGTTGTCGCCGTTGACGAGGACGACATCTCCGGCCTTGAGGTCAGTGCGGTCGAGGTTCCAGGAGAACTTGATGAACTCGGGGATGTGCTCGAAGGGGGTGAAGTCGAGCTGCTCGGCGGCCTCGTCGTTGACGATCACGAAGGTGGCCTTGTCGCGGCGCTTGTCGGCCTTGGGCTTGTTCACCGCGCGAATCGACTGCATGACGATGCCGAGGGCTGCCGGGAAGTCGGCGGGAATGTTCCCGGAGACGGCGATCGGGGTGCCTGCGAGGGTGATCCATGCCAGACGCGCCCACTCGTCGGACCACACCAGGTGGTCCTCCTTGATCAGGGAGAAGAACGCGGCGAGCACCTCGGCACCGCCGGGGAGGTCGATGAACTCGCGGGCAATGTCATCGCCGAAGGCGAAGCGGTGAAGGGTGGAGCCGAACGGGTCAGTGAAACCGGCCCCGGAGCCGATCGGGGTTTTGTTGCCCGCCCACTCGCCGGTAGCTGCGTAGGAGTCGACAGGAGCGCCCACGGTGCCACGGTGGACCTTGTAGCCCTTCTTGCCCTCGGCGGTGATGTCGGTTCCGGTTTTGGCGAGAGGCACATAGATGCGCTCGTAGCCGATGCCCTGGTTCAGCTGGCCGACCCAGTTGGGCTGGATGGCCGCGCCGCCGACGGGCAGCGAGCCGGAGCCGCTGATCTTGATGTCAGACAGGGCGGCGAGGAGGGTCGCAGCGATCTGCTCGGGCGACCCGCCGCCGAGCATGTTGCTGGACGCGGCGAGGAGGGTCATATCCGCGTCGGTGGCCATGCGGACCTTCGCGCGGTTCATGGCCGCGAAGAGGGTGCGCAGTTCCACAGGGCGTGGCTGGGTCACCGTGGGCGCCTTGCCCGCGGTGAGGGTGTTGGGTACGGTGGCATCGGTCACGACGTCCTCCTTGGTTGTGACCGGGGCTGCCGGCGTTGTTGCCGTGGCGACGGGTGTCGTCTCGGTGGTCGGGCTGGGCTGCGCGGGACGCGCGGCGAGTTCCGCCTCGAGGCGGGCGATGGTCTGCTCCGGGGTCTCCTCGACGACGGTGTCGACGGCGGAGGCAAGGAGGGTGGCGGAGGGGAAAGCGCCAGCCTTGACGAGCGCGGCGCCGAAGATGCGGCCCGCGACCGCCTTGCCTGCGCGGATGACGACGTCGGCGGCTTCAACGGAGACACCACGGCGGCGGCCGGAGCGCACATCCTCCAGGGCCTTGTCGCCCTGCGGGGTCTTGGCGAACACAAAGTTCGTCCAGATGCCGTCGTCCTTCTCGGCCATCGCCGCCAGCGTCCCGGACACCCGCTCACGCTCGTGGTCGACGTTGAAGCCGGAACCGGAGAGGTCCGCGGGGATCTCAAAGACTCCGGGATCGACCGTGAAACGGCCAAGGTTGGAACTGGCCTCCTCACGGAAGGGGACCAGGCGGGCACGGTACGTGCGGTCGTCGTCGGTGGCCATGAGCGTGCCGCCGTAGATTTCGATGTCGGTCATTTCTCTCAGTCCTTTACTGGGGCGTCGGTCGGGGTGGGGATTGCTGCGTACTGCTGGTACTTGTCGAAGCGGATGCGGGTGCCTCGCGCGACGATGTCGTCTTGGGACAGGCGCGCCTGGATGGGGTCCATCCAGAATGGGAGGTCGAACTCGTAGTACGAGTTCCGCTCGCCCTCGGTGGTGGAGTAGGTCAGGGAGTCGATTCCGGCGGTGCCGTCGAGCATCGACGCACGGACATTGGCGAATGAGCCGACGTCGGTGCGTACGGCGTTGCGGTTCTCGATGTAGAGGTCAGCCTTGACCTCGCCGTGCGTGCGGATCGCGATGCCGGGCGGAGTGGCGGCCACGGCTCCGTTGACCTGTTTGCGGGCGACAGCCCACGCCGTGACGTAGTCGTCAACTTCCTGCTGGGTGAGGTTGTCGTCGTCGGTGACGTCGAGCTCGATGAGCGGGATGGGGTTGCGCATGCGCCCGACCCACGCGGACTCGGTGTCGCGGGCACCACGGATGGTCTTGCGTCCCTCGACGAGCAGGCCCTGGGTGGAGAAGTTGAAAAGGATGACCGACCCAGCGTCGACAGGCGACTCGCCCACATGGATCTTCCCCTCGACGATGTCCCAGTCACCCCAGGGGCAGTAGTCGGCATTCGTGATCTGGTCTGCAGCGCCGCGGTCGACAAGCCAGAGGGCGAGGCCGTAAAAGAATCCGTCATCGACGGTACAGACCATGCGCTCGTAGGGCGACACAACGCCGTTGGTGCGGTACAGCCACGGGTAGTCGTCGGTGACGTCTTCGCCGGGGTCGGTCTCGGTGAGTGCACTCTGGCCTTGCCCGCCGCGGAGCGCCTTCATGGGGAACTTGGCAATGCTGGACACGAGCAGGTTGCGGGCTTTGGCGACCGCCGGGACGGTCATCGCCTCATCGCGCTCGATCGGCAGCTTCTCGATGGCGGACTCAAGGTCGGGGCCGAGCAAATCCGTGACAACCAGCTTGGTGAGCGAACCCTCCGCCCACCGGCTGACGATGCCGAGGCGGACGGGAGTGGAGAGCGCGTCGAGGCGCTTCCTGCTGAGTCCGAGTCGGTCGAAGATTCCCACAAAGACGATGCTCCAGAAAATCCCGGTCGGTTCTAACGGCGTGTCGACTTTCGGCGCAAGAAACTTCTGCGTGCCTCCGCCGCCTCGTTGGGTTCGAGCCCATGCACGGCCACGGCGTGGTTCTCACCTGAGGTGTAGCCGCTCTCTTTGGTCCAGGCGAAGGCGTACCAGTGTGGGCATTCGGAGCACTTCACGACGACGGAGGTCGTGGAGACGTCGAGGCGGATCATGCGGCCACGCTCGGTTTGAGGGCGGGGCGGGTTTGGGTGTCGTCGTAGACGCGAAGTGCGATCGCGGCGCCTTCTGCACAGATGATGTCATCCTCCGGGAGTTTGCGGCCCAGAGCCCACGCGGAAGGGCCGACCGGGCGCTTCTTGGCGAGTCGGATGGCCTCGGTGAGGGGTTCCTGCCCGTAGTGCTCGATGCGCCCGGCGTCGACCTCTTTGACCAGCAGGGCGGCAGCGGTTTTGATCTGCGGGAACGACTGCGGCAGCAGCTTCGGCTTGGGGCGTCTGCGCGCGATGGCCTCGACCTCGACCATGACAGCGCCCAGGTTGTCGTGGGCGATGCCGACCCGGTATTTGCGCGACAGTTCCACGGCGCGCGAGCCGACCTTGTCGGTTCCGTCGAAGTAGTCGAGCACTAGGATGCGGGCTTTTCCGCGCACGCGCCAGGCGGCGATGATCGCGGAGCTGAGTTGGTCGGGGTGCACGACCATGGCCATACCGAAGCTAGCCGGGGGTGTGGGCAGTTTGCCCTTGTTCTCGCCCGCCGCGAACTTGTCGAGGTTGAAGATCCCGGAGGTGGCCCCCGCGGTGCCGAAGATCGAGAGGTACTCGGCGGCGAACTTCTGCGGTGACTTCTCGTGGAACTTCGTCCACCGCTCGCGCACGGTCTGCAAGGTGGTGAGGGTGCCGATGCCGGGGTGGGCTTTGAGCACAAGCTTCTTGACGATGTTCCAGTCGTGGAGCTCTTCCTCGGTGGTGGAGTCGGGGGCTGCGAATTCGAGGATGCCGGTGCGGTTGATTTTCGCGCGCCCGTCGACCAGGTAGTCCCACAGCAGGTTGCCGTCGCGGTACTTCGCCGCGGTGCCCGCGACGAGCAGCTGCGAGCCGGGGCGGGTATCGAAGGTCGACAGGGCACCCTCGAGCAGGTCGACGCCCATCTCCGGGGACGCCTCGCCCGCTTCATCGAAGATGATCATGTCGAACGCGTCGGACCGGAACTTCTCACCCTCGGGTGGGAGGACCATGAAGATGCTGCCGTTGTAGAACTCGATGCGCTCAGAGCCGCCGGAGAGATAGATCCGGAACGGCCACGCCTCGGGGGGGATCGACTTGAACGTCTGGCGCAGCGGGGCGACGATATCGAGCAGGAACCGGGCACGAGCTTTGAGGCCGGTAGTGCAGGCGGTGAACGCGACCAGGTAGCCCTCACGCTCGAAACAGCGCCCGAGGGCTACGGCGAACGCTGCGGTGGTCTTCGTCGAGCGGCGCGGCATGAGCAGGCCGAAGTACGGGTTGTCGGCGTTGATCGCGTCGGCGGCGAGCAGCTGCTGCGGCTTGAGGTCCTTGCGGCCACCGATCAGACCGAGCGCGTGAGCACCGACGAGGAACTCGGTCCTTTTCGCCTCAGATTCGTCGAGTTTCGACACGTTCAGGGGCTTGATTCCGGAGTCCCTGAGTGCGTTCCAGCCGAGCAGAATTTCAGGAATTAATTGGATACCGGATAGAGATTCCTTACTGCCTATGGCGGGGGTTTCGGACCACCCCTCAAACAACGTACTGGTCTTTGTGTTGGTCGCTCGCGCGCGGGAGGGAAGGTCGAACAGGGCCTCGCTCTGACTCGGCACCTTGAGCGTGTGCTTCGGGCGGGCCATCAGCGCGCCTCGCTCGTGAGGTGCCAGCCGTTGCACCACGGGCACAGGTACACGCGCGTCGGCTTCTTCTCAGCCCTCACGCCCTGCTTGCGGATGATCGAGAGCGCACGCTCGGCGCGCCCGCTCGAGGCATAGCGCACCTTCTCGCACCACATCCTCACCATGACGGCATCCTCTTGCTCGCCTCACGCTTGACCACGGCCTTCGCCTGGGTGACCTTGGCGCCGAGCTTCCCGCCGGCTATCTGGTTGCAAGCGCGCTGCCCTGGTGCCTTCGCGTGCGAGGGACCGAGGTTCGACGGGTCGTTGATCTGCGCCGTCGTCCAGCCCTGCGCCTTGGCGACAGCCACGGGCACACGATGACCGACCTGCCACCGATCTCCCGGCATGATCACACGCCCACAGTCGATGCACTGGGCGGGCAGCGTCTTGGCGATACGAGGGCGCACTACACGCACGGTGCGCTGCCACTCCGGTGTGCGGTGATGCTCACTCACGACCGACCATCCCTCGGTTCATCGTCCTGCGTCCGCAAAAGGGTGCGCGGCTGGTGGAGAGCGCACGGCCCCGGTCCACCGCACCAGCCACACAGCGGGTCCCAACTGCCGATATGTACGGTCGGAGCATCGTGGCGCAGCGGCTCGCGGAAGGCGGTTCTCTGCGCCGCAGCCATGAGGCACATCACGAGGTCGGCGGGCATCGGAACGGGGTCGAGTCGCGGGGCGCGCACCTTGGCGCGCAGCACCTTGCCCGACTGGATCATCAGCCCCCAGCCTTCGGGTAGCTCGCCGGGCTTCACGATGTCGGCGTTCGGCACGACGAGCCACCAGTAGTGCATGTGCGGGCGGAACGCTTCGGCCTTCTCGGGGTCGCGCAGTTCGGTCAGCCAGTCAGAGCGGGAGACCTTGACCTCGTGCCCGTGGAAAGCGAGCTTCGTGCCGTACGGGATGCCCGGCCACTTGTCGGCGGCGATGAAGTCCGCGATGCGCTTCGTCCCGTACCCTTCGAGCTTCGAGCGAACGTGCTCGGCTCGCACCCAGCGGTCAGCCAGAGCGCCGGGGCGGTGGGAGGTGTAGCGCGCGAGCAGGAGGTCGAGCATGTCCCGCTCGGTCACCTTGGGATGCTTCACCGGAGTTGGGGCGAGGCCTTCGAGCATTGTCACTCTGCACGCTCCGAACCCTGAGATAGCCAGTCGCTGAACGCGAACTGTCGCTCATACCGGGCAAAGACCGGGCGGTCGAAGTTGCGCCAGTGCTCGAGCAGCTCCTCGCTTGCGTAGGCCGCCGCGCGAGACTCGGGACCCATGAACAGCGAGTAGTCCTCGATGCCTGCTTTGCGTCCTCGCCGGTTGAGCAGGCGCCCGTTGCACTCGTCAACGGCTCGTGCGTAGCAGGCGAGGCGGTAGTCCTCGAACTCCGCACGAACCTCTCGCCAGCGGCCCAGAGCCTGCTCTACGACGGCGGACCCCATCCGGCGGGCCATCAGCGTCCTCGCCGGTTCTGGACGGCCCGGATGCGGAGCCACACGACAGTGAGCACTATTGCGAGGATGACCGCGCCGATGGGGTCGATGTGGTCGATCATCGTCGGCTCGCCTTCTTGGCGAGCTGCTGCTTGTCGCTCATTAGCTGCCCGACTGCGGTGTCAGCCCAGATCCACGCGTCATCGGTGCTGATGCTGCCGGTGAGGGTCGCTTGGGCGACGTAGCGCAGCTGGGCGGCGCTCTTGGCTGCCCGGTTGCGCACGATGCCGTGGGTGACCTGGGCGATCCGATCGAACGACTGCGCGAGGCTTGTGAGCGTCATGGGAGCGCTGATGAGGTCGCTCATGCGTCCACCTCGATGCGAGTGCATCCGAGGGCACAGAAGGGCACTCCGCCCCCGCTCGTAGCGACGATGGGGTGACCGTTGAAGCACGTCTCTCCGACCGGCGCGAAGCGCCCTGAGAGGGTGCGCGCGGAGCGCTCCTTTTCCTCTCCGCGCGTACTGTGGTTGCCCTTAGTACTTGAGTTAAGTTGTTCTTCTATAAGAGGGGAACCGTGTGCCGGTTTTCCCGCATGCGGTTTTTCCGGCATCCGGTTTACCGACACGCGGCGACGCCGCGGGGCCGGAACAGAGTCCCACAGCTCCGGCTGGGCAGCGCGACGGCGCATGACCTCAACGGGGTCTGTGAGCTCCCACAGGGTGCCGTCGAACTTTCCCCTGGTGCGAAGGCTCACGATCTCCAGATGGCCCTCACGGCGAAGCTCACGGATAGCACCGTCGAGCGCGTCACGGCCCTCGGGGTTGGTCGAGAGTAGGTCGCGGATCGTGACCACGAACTCGGGTTCGTGCGACATGATGAGCGCGAGGAGCCCGCGAGCCTTGAGTGACAGCTTCTGGTTGCGAAGCCATGCGTTCGGGATCTGCGTGAATTCGCGCTCAAACTTGAACCGAGTCCTGACGATCCGCTGCTCGCTCAACGGGTGCCCCAGAGGATGTAAACGACGCGCGACGCGATAATAGCCAGCGCGATCGAGAGGATGATCAGCCACGGCAGGACCTGCCCTGGGGTTACCGGGGCAGGTCGCCATGTGGAGCGACGGTTCACGAGGCGTCCTCTAGCTCCCGGTACTGGCGACCGCAGCAGTAGCACATGCACCAGCCGGTACCATCACCGACGTACTCGTGACCGAGCACGAAGCACTTAACGCGCCTCCACACGTTCATCATGCGCATGACTACGCCGCCGCTGCCGAGGGGTCGATCATCCGACCAAGGAGCGCGATGCCCTCATCCAGGTTGATCTTGCGGACGTAGGAGAAGGTGCCCGGCTCGGTCGCGTCGAGGGAGTCGAGCTTCGCGCGGACAGCCTCGCGAACGGTCCAGTAGTAAGAGCCCCAAGGGTCCGCCACCTCCGCCGCCACCTCCGCCACCTCCGCCGCCACCGCCGCCGCCGCCACCGCCGCCGCCGCCACCGCCGCC